AACTTTTACAAGTCTTGCTTCCATAGTATTCATTTTTACATCCATTTGTTCATAACGCTCTGCACAGATGTCAACATGCGCTTCCAAACTTTGACGCTCAATATCGTAAGGTTTTTTTGCCATAACAACTCCATGCAGTAGCAAATATTATTTATGAACAGGTTAAATCACTAAAAAGTGGGTGTTTTTGTGCTCACTGTCTATAAGTGCACAATTTATGTCAAACTTAATAGTTTCATTAAGTCCAGATATAATGGGAAGATGCTGCACTATTTTTTCAAGTTCAACAATATCTATTTCTTGATTAGAATCAAAATCAAATATCCAGACATTATGAAAACCACTATAGGTTTTACCAAAATCTAATCCAGTTAAATCTCTATGAATTTTCTTTGGAAAATTTTGAATTTCATAATCACAATATAAACTTATAGATTGCATAAGTGAAATCCAATTTTTGTTTGGATTTGACTCAGTTCCTAAATCTATAAGTGTTAAACAACGTATCATATTTGTATATAGACATAAAAAAAGGGCGGTAAAAATACCGCCCTTGATTCTATTATATTCACCCACTATTAAGTGTATGAAAGTTTGAAACCCTTGTTCACGAAAAGTGAAGTAGTTGCGTTGATGTTGTTGTTACCATAGTAACCAGCACCATTACCACCGTTACGAACAATGTTCTGAACTGCTGTTGCAATACCAGCATCAGTTGTTGCATAACCTGCTGCACCTTCGAGAAGAAGACTGATGTTACCACCAGTACCTGTTTCAATCTGGTATGCAAGAACTGTTACGTTTGATGAAAGTGCCTTCATGATACCTTCAACGCCAAGGTTTACACCAAGTTCGTTTGTAAGGTCGGTAGCTGCACCACCAGAACCTGCGATATAACCTGCAAGAGCTACTGGTTGCTTACCAATGAAACTTGCACCTGCTGCTGTGCTGATAAAGCCCTTGCCGTCACCAACAAGACCAACGTTACCATTTACACGATAAAAATCTGCCATTTTAATACTCCAAAAATTTGCGTCTTTGATACGCTAATAGTATTTATAATTGTTTGTGAAAGTTATGCAGTTATGAGTTTATTTCTTTGCAGTAGGTGGAAAGTATTTGTTTAAACTTTGCTTAAACTTTTCAAGTTCAGGTCTATCTGCTACTATATTACTTAATGCTTGTGCAAACTGTGGTGATTGTGGGTCTACACCAACCATTTTCTTCAAGGCTTGTTGTTGAGGACTATAACCAATTGTGGCGGATGATTTACTTGAAGATGCTGCTGTTTGTCCTGATATTTGTTGCCATGTGTCTTTGTCAATCGTTGCCAACTTACGATTCGCATAAAATCTGTCTGTTAAAACCTGTGCCATTTTATCAACTGTATTTGGATGTAGAATTACATGCCAATATCCATCATCATTATTTCGCACTATGCTACCAACATTATTGCCCCAAGACAAATAATTATAATTTTGGGTATTAGCAGCATCTTGTGATGGATTTAAATCTGATGCTTCATCTACACTTTCTTTTGTTCGACGTGCTTTGGCTTTATTTGCATTCGCAGAAGCCGCTCTTTTTTGGAAAGCATCTTTATCAAAAGATGGAGCAGACTGTGCTTGGGCTGTATTTGCCTCTGGTTCAGTTTTGTTTACTGGTATTATATTTGGTTTATTGCTTATTTGATCTAATACTAAAGGAAAATCTCTTGGAACAATATAACCAGCACCTTGTTGTTGAAGGTATGCTTTAAATTTTTCCATAAAATCATTGTAAATTTCATCACCACTCATTCTTTTATATTGAGTAGGATCATTTTGTGACTGGTTATATTGGCTGTTATTATATTTCTGTATGAAATTGCCAACACGTTTTGCAAATGTTTCTTTAGATGCATTATATTCTTTACTGCCTGGTTTAGGCGGTTCTTTAGGGTCAGTTACTTCTTTGACAAATTCACTTGCTCTCATTTATCTTTCTCAACCCACGAACAAATTTGGCTGGTTCTTGTGTGCGAATACTATTTAATAAACGGCGTTCAAGTTCTTCTGCCTCTGGAGTATCATATGTTTCACGTAGTTGATTGATAAGATTGATAGCACTATTGATGATATGATTGGCACGACTTTCTAAAACAAATCCAGTATCTTTGCCGATACTCATTTGGCTCAATTCATCAAGAATACTACGAGATTGTTTACGCAAAATTAGTTTACTCCAAAATTATTTAGGGTTTTTTAATCTGTTTGTAATTTACCACACGTAATATCGCACTGTATAATACGACCATCTTCCGTGCTTGTTTTTGTCCATGCAGATTCAATTTTACTAAACCATTTTATAGTTTCTTCCAAGGAATAATGATGTAAATCATTTTTTTCAACTAATGGAGCACTTTGTTTGTTTATAAATCCATGCCATCCTTTATTATAAGTTTCTGGATTAAATCCCATATAACAGCATGGATATACTTTACCATTTGCTGCAATGTAAATTGATTTGTGCTTTTTTGTGAAGCAATCTAAATTATTATCTGGGTGATATGGTGGATATCTATATCCTTTTGTAAAATCATTTTGAAATTCTAATATGTTTTTTATATCTGTGTGTCCAGTCCAATTTCCCATTACATGAACAAGTTTACCATTTCTATCAAATACTGGACCAGTATTTCTACCATGATCTGATATTTCAAATTTTTGAAAACCTTCAATTATGCTTCGTTGTCTAGCTTCTTCTATTTGATGTTTATTGTGTTCAAATGGTACCATTTTCCAAACAGCATAACCACCTGCTTCAATAAAAATTTTTGCATTATTGATTATTTTATTAAAATTCGTATCTTGTCTATAAAGATGATGTGTATCTTCTAAACCATCTAAACAAAAATCTACTGATATTTTTTTTATTTTGCCAAGATTTCTCCAAAAATCAGCATTTCTTGCACTTCCGTTTGTGCTTACGTGAAATAATAATTTATTATTTTGTGATGCGAAATATTCAATTATTTCTAAACTTTCCATATTGGCAGTAAAATCACCAAAATTACCATTTATTAAAATTCTATTAATTTGTTTAATAAATTCTGTACTAAATGATTTTTTAATTAGATCAAGAGATAAACTTGTTTCTTCGTAACCCTTATTATATGGATAACCAAATAAGTTACGGGGACACAGCGGACATCTAGCATTGCATATACTGCTAAATTCCATATGTAAATGTTTAATATTTGTAAAAGAAATCATAATTCTATTTAACTTATGGTTTTTGTTTAAGATTGCTTAACATTTGTCGTAAAGCACTGCTGTTTACATCAGCTTGAACTTTTCCAACTGGTTCTTCTGGTGTCATGTCAGTAACTGGTTTTACATTGCTACCATTTTTAATACTTGCAAAAATATTGCTACCAGACTTCTTAAATTGCTGGTTGCCGTCTTCATCAGGCAGATCACGAATACGTAGGCTATCTATATCAAATTCAAGTTCAATCTTTTGTCCAACACCACTACTACTGCGTGTTTTCATAAGTTGTAATTGGTACTTGCCATGTTCACGCATACTACGAGAAGTAAAGATACCAAATAGATTATCTGCGGTGTTGATCTTACTGATACCACCACTAATATGACTGTGGTCGAATTCAACTTCTTCGACTGATGCACGGTTTAACTGTGATGCTGTTACAAGTAGAATATCTAATTCTTTTGCAAAGTTACGAATTTCTTCACTGACATACTTGTCTTTAACAAACAAATCACTTGGGCTAACCTTTGCACTTACTGGCATAAGAAGGTCAAGATAATCTATCATCACAAAGTCAACACGACGACCTGTGCGGATTTGTAATTCTTTAATATAAGCACGAACATCATTGATATTGCTTTGTGCAGGCATATACTTGATTTGTAATCTACCACTTTTCTTACCAAGCATCTTAACTTTAACTTCAATATCTTCAATGCTCTTGAAAATATCTTTAGATGGAGTATTAGTCAACATACCATCAATACGCATAGCAGTAAGTTCTTCGCTCAACTCAAGTGTGATGTATACACCATTAAGACCAGCCAATACCCAATTGCAAGCAATGTTCTGCATGAATAGCGATTTACCCGATCCAGAACCGCCAGCAAAGATATTCAACTCACCACGGTTAAATCCACCATACAATTTCTGGTCAAGTGTTGTCCAACCCGTGCTAGTTTGTCCGTTGTTGTCTTTAATTTTATTCAATCGTGCAATAGGATCATAAAAGTAATCAGTTCCAAGGTCTTTGGTTAAACTAATCTGCACTGCATCCTTGATAATCTTTTCAACAGGATCAAAGTCACCTTTTTCAAGCATGTCTGCGGCTTTAAGAATTGCACGTTCAAGTTCTTTTTGTTTAGTAAACCCTTCAAATTCTTCTAAAAACCAACTTGTATGGTCATCTGTCATGCCAGGTATAGGTTGAAAAGTATTATTAGTAGCAGCATTGATTTGTTCTACCAATGGCATAATAGTATGTTTGTCACAGTGTTCTTTAATAAACTTTGATGCGCTCTGTAAACTACGGTC